CAGTGGTTGAAACAGAACCAGCAGAAATGGAACCCGTAGGTGCATTAAAGCTGTTGTTCAACCGGACAATTGCGCCAATTCCAGCGGCTGCAAAATCCTCATTGAGAGGATCCTCAACCCAACCCATGACTCGAAGCGTCAAGCTGTTGGTTGTCGCCAGGGTACTAATAGCCAAACGAGCCAAGGAGAGGCCCGAAGTATCCGTGCCCGTAATTCCCGTGGAAGTACTTGCATTCAAAAACACACTTGCGCGTGCCGTTGCCTTGCTTGTCCACGTAGCGTCCGTTGCAATTACATACAACTGACTTGGATCGTCGTTGACAAAGGCCTTGACCGGATGATTGCTATCCGCTCCGGACCCGGGCCAGTAGTTACTCCAGGTGGGTTTACCGGTGGTGCTTGAAACATACTCACAGCCTTGAAATACGCCCAGAGCACTAACAGTTCCACCAGCGGCATTAGATGTATGGTCGATATATCCCGAAGCGAGGGGTACAACGATCTGCCCGTGGTAGAGTTTGCCCGTGTTATCTGAAGCAATTTCATACTGAGTATACCCAGTAAGCCCCGTGGAATTGGCTCCGCCGCCTAGTTTATTAAGCGGACGGAGGCCAAAGCTTCCGTTAGTGTTAGCCATTTCTAATGCTCCTCAAAGCAAAAGGGGTGAAAACAATAAGCCCTATCCGTCACTGCGTTTAGGGCCTCCAAATGTAACTCGCGATTGTCGTTCAGGCTTCTGAATCGCCATCGAATGATGCTGTGTCTCTTTCATAAGATCATTGTCAACCGCAGTCATTGCATCAGAACTCATCTGATTAAAGTATGATTTGCGCTCGGCAACGATTTCAAGAGGAATTCGAGCCAACAGCAAGCCTCCCACACCAAAGATGCCTTCATAATGTCCACTATCGACGGTGGGGGCCTCAAAATCAGGGTATTCCTCTTTTCGGACCAGTTCCCACCCTTCTCTTATTCGGGCAGAAATATTCTTCCGGTCGTCAAAGCCCCTAATCTCGGCTCTAATCCACCTGTGTACATAGCCTTCTGGCGGGTCGGGTGCATCCAATACGGATGGGGGTCTCCAAGGCTGTCTTCGGGGTTTCGCCGTCCGAGTCTTAGAGGCGCGAGGGGTTCGATCAATGTCTTCTTGTGTCATAATCTTTCCTAGCGTTTATATTTTGCGTACTGATCCAGAGGAACGCCAAGCTTGTTCGCTATTGTAACTTCACTTGGAGATAACCGTACTGTTTTGCGCCCAGATGATCCGGAGCGAGTTGCAGAGGCGACGTTCTGTTGTGGACGCCGGGATTCTGTAGAGGATTGCGAACCCCTAAACTTGTGGGGAAAGGCTTCTCTAATTCGTTTGTCTATCTCATCGTAATACTCCGGGCTCTCCGTGTCAAAGTGTTCTTCTTCGATCAGAGTCTTGTGTATCCCGAACGCCGCAAACGTCATGGCATCGTTTTCGCCGAACCACGAATTCTTTTCGGCCCAAGTAGTTGCTTTAGGGTCAGCCCGAGAGGGAACACCGTTTTGCGGAGCCTGTTGATACTGCTGTTGTTGCTGCTGATATTGCTGATCCTGATACTGTTGCTGCTGAGCAGCCTGTTTTTGCTGCTGCTGAGCATTTTTAACACGTTCTTCCTCAATGGCTAACTGAGCGAGCTTCTTATTCAATTCAACCTGAGTAGACGTGTCATTTGTAGCAATCGCAGTCTCAAGGTCCCGGGTCAACGATTCCGATTGTGTGGCAACCCTGTCTCCGTATTCGGCAACGTACCCTTTATCCAGGTCCCGAACGCGAGATTTAAGCTCGTTGTTCTCAGCCTGCATACCCCTTGCATAGTCAACGGCTGCTGTCTGCTGTCTCTCCATCTCGCGAGCTTTTTTAGTAAGCTTGTCGATACGGCGCTTAACCTTCTTGCTGTACTCCAGATGCTCTTCTTCAGGAGCCTCCGTGACTTCTTCGCCGGGAGCAGCTTCCAAGGGCTCTATCTCTACTTCAACAGAATCCCCTGTATCGGGTAGGTCTACAACTAAGTCTTCTGGCATGGTCTTCCCCATGTTAAAAGTGCAGGATGTCTTCGGGATCCTGTATAACCGCAATGACCTCATCGTCATTTAGAATACGAACTTCGCCGCCGTCTATCTTGAAACGGGCTCCGGCATACCGCCCGAAGATAATCCAATCCTTTTCCTTGCACCACGGGCCACTAGGAAACTTTTTCTCGTCTTTATAGGCTAAGGGACCGGATTTAAGAACGTACCCGCAGACGGTGGCTACAGATTCACGATCCACAATAGCGTCGGGAAGAAGAATTCCACCTCCCGTCTTTCCCTGCCCCCGGTAAGGGAGAATTAAAAGACGCCACCCTGTGGGTGAGGGTAGTCGGCCAAGAGTGTCCGGATCCAGTTTACTGGGATCTAACACTTTCTCTTCCGGAGAAACATATGCCGGGTTTATGGAGACCAAATTATCAGACTTATCAGGTTTTTTAGACATTAATCCGCCTTTTCTAAGATTTCTCTCAACTCCTGTCCTATATAGTCTAATGACTCCACATTGCCAACAAGTTGTTTGTACTCTTCCTGGCTCGCCACATGGCCCGCCGCCATCATTTCAATGATACGGTCCCGACGCTCCCGGATGGACTTCAGTAGGTGCTCTGCAAGGTATACTCCGTCCATTTAAGCAACCGTGAAGTTTTTACGTTTGCCGGACATCATGGCCCCACAGCCCTTGGTAGCCATTCCACCATCCTTCATCTTGGCGGGGCGAGCCGACTGTTTAAGAGCCTTATCCGTGGGGGCCCCTTTAGAACCCGGGGAACGCATCTTCTCAGGACTTCCAGAAGCAATTCTATCTCTCTTCGCTTCTATATTAGCCCACAAACCTTTTTTCTTCATCAACACCTCCATCTTTTACGAGCTTGTCTCAATCGACTTTTTGGATTTTTTGCCGCTTTTGGAAACTTCTTCATTTGACCGGCAGACCTAGCGCAATAAGACTTACGCCTTTTTGCCGCCGCACTACCCTTTTTCACCTTGCCCGTAACAGCCGTTTTCAGCTTTGATGTGGGGTTGGCCTTACGATAAGCGGTAACGCCATCCCTACTCATTCCAGCGCCATCCTTGGTCTTTCGGTAGTTCGCTTTTGGACCTTTAGTAGTGCGCGGAATAGATTTTTCCTTCTTACTACTCATCTTTGGCCCCATCTTCTTCGAGCGCCTTGCGGGCAACCTCTGCATACCATCCCGAACCGTCCGAGATGTTGGCAACATCCACGATGTCCTGCAAGGCCTCCCGCAACAACTTAATCCGCTCGTTCATTTGTTACAGCCCTTTCATAGTAGACTATTATTTGTTTCTGCTGGTCCAGAAAGCGCCTTATTTCGGTCATATTCAAAGACAGTGTTTCGTAATCCCGGACGCTCAAGGCGTAGAACACCAAAACGCCGTTTTCCTTTTCAAAACGTTGCTTAAAAGACACGTAATTGTTCTGGGTCACCACATAAAAATGAATGTTGTTCAAGGTCACCGGTCGAGGGTGCTTCTGTACAGGTATATTCCGCTCAATCTCAACGGTCTTGACCTCAACTGGCAATATATCCTTAAAGCTACTGCACGCGCTACTTAGAAGGAGCGGCAGCACCAGACAGAATTTCCAAAGACCTAAACAGTTTAGCCGTTCCAGCATTAATCTTCTTCTCCACCAAAAGTGGCTTCTTTAGACTTAATTTAGACAAATTGTGTTTGCGTAACTTACTTATAAGGACATCCTTGTACTCGTTGGCCTTATCCAGGTTTGCCCGCAGGTCTGCATTTAACTTGGCAAACTTCTTTTGATCCTCAACCAACGTGCTAATTGTGTCGTCTTGGATCTGTTTTGCTATCTCAAGCTTGGCCGTGTTTTCAATTAAAGCCTGAATACGCGCCTGACTATCTGTATAATAGTAATACGCCCCAGCGACGGCACCGCCAACAAGGCCCACTACCACTATGAGGACATAAAGACGGATCACAAGATCAGTTCTTTTTCTCTCAACACTAGGCCGAGAACGGCGACGGCTACAGCAGCGATAGTTACGACATCAATTCCGGTTAGTACGCCAACGCCAACACCGGCAGCGGAAATTGCCGCGTAAGTTGAGGCCTCTGTAAATCTTCCAATAACCCAATCAAGTACAATCATAATAACTCCTTTATTTACGACTCATGTAGGCTGTCATGCCCATGTATGCCCCGACAACTCCGGCCTGACCAATGTAAAACAGGCCAAAAAGGTCAGATAACGCCTTTATTCGGGCATCCGGGAAGACAGGTAGAAAGACCGCGAGGGTAAAGAACAGCATTGATCCCATCGCTACCCAAGCCATCTGACGCTGGGCGTCGGCCTTTTCGTGCTGCGACAAGGCGTCCACCGCCGCCAGTTCGGAATCGCTTACAACCCCATCTCCATCTAAATCGAGGGCTTGGTATTGGCTACCGGGTTGCAGTTTCTTCTGGGTCATTTTTTCCCACTATTAATTAAATCAAACAAAGTCCGGATTTTATCTTTCAGCACTTCTATATCGCCGTGCATCTTTGCCAACACAATAATCAGCCCCACAATAGCCAAAAGCACCGGCCAAGCAGCGTTGAAAAGTTCGATCATTACTTGCCTCCGAGATGCCTAACAACTATCTCAAGCTCCTTCACCTTTAACTCCATAGCGCGGACACGCTTTACGCTATCCTGGACCGCCTCGGGCGGTTTAAATCCGTTAACCCAGTTCGTGTTAGACTGGATGCTTGCGCCATGCATCTGGGTCAAACTCTCAAGCCGGTTGAGCCTTTCCACAATTCCAAAGTAAGCCCACGCTGCAACAACCGCCGCAGCAATTATGCTGACTATGTTTCGTATAGGTAATGCAATTTCCGAGTTTTCACTTAGTTTCGGCATCTACATGCCCTAACTATCGGTTCTTAACAGATTTTAAACGTTCCACCGCGAAGGGCATCGCCCATCCCCCGGTTTTTACCGGAAACTGTCGTGGCTTTAGACACGTTTGGGGTCTTCTCTACTTTTCCATCGTTATAAGGAACATACCCTTGATCCTTAACCACAATGCCCTTTCGAGTAACTCCAACAGACTTGTTGTTAGCCATGCTCATCTCCTACCGATTACCTTGTTTAAGAATTTCACGTTCCTTGGCGGCTTGTATGCGGGCAGATACAATTTCTTCTTGAGACTGTATCCTTTGCTGCCCAAGCTGCGCGTTCTGCTGTGCCTTCTGCTGGTCCAAAGCTAATCTTTGCTGGTCCATCTGATTTTCCGCAGCGTCTTGCTTGGCCCTAAGCTCTAAGTCTTGCTCTTTCAACGCAATCAAGGGGTCTGGCTGGTCTCCGCCACCGCTTATCTCGGCGCTCTTGGCTTTAACTTCTTGAAGGCCCTGTGCGATAGCTTCCGCCACCATGGACTCAATCTCCAGGGACTGTTCCTCTGTGGGTGCCTGACCTTGAAGCTGTTGTATCATTTGAGAGGCCACCTGTTCTTTAGCCTGAATGGATACATGCTCCATGATATGCTTTTGCAAAGACATAGCCACCGAGGGAAGCTGACCCACCATGGGAGAAGCCCCAAAAATAAGGTGCGCTGTTATGTGAGCCTGATGGTTCTGACCCTGGAACACCTTCAAGGTCACGTTCTCAAAGGCCTCCGAGTTTTCAACTGCCGGATCCTTGGGAGACTCTTCTTCCTGATCGACAACCTTCAGGATCGAGTCCACATCCTTGACGCCAATCGCTTTGTACATGCGACGAAACGCTTCGTACATGTTATGAAGCTCCGGAGCCGACTGCGCCAACTGTAGCTCGGTCTGCGCCAAAGTGACTCTCTGGGACATGGAGAAGATGTTCGGATCAGATACCGGTACAACATCGACACGCTCATCAAAGTCCTCCGCCTTTACCGTTCGCTCCGCTCCAACAACGTTGTAGGGATACTCCTCGGGTAAGGATTCCCCAAAAACCTTGGCGAGCAGTGCAAACTCGTCCTTCTGGGCGTGGTGCAGCCGCTTATGGATCGCCGACATTACCTTCGCGCCCTGTTCCAACATCGCAATCGTGGTGCCAACCGCCGCTTGCTGATTGCCGTCACCTACCTGCAAATTAGAAACCGCCGCAAAGCGTTGCCCTGCCTCTACACAGAACCCCATCAACTGAAATAAGGTCTGATCCGCGCCTTTGTATGGCAGCAACATCAAGGAGTCCCGGATAGCACCACCGGGAGAATCTACATCCCGGAACTCGCCAGGAGACAAGGGCTCGTCGTCATTACGAATACGAAGTCCGCGTGTCTTGAAGCCTGCCGGAAGATTGGACAAGGTGCCTGCGTCGATAAGCTGTCGAAGTGCTGCGGTGGCCGTGCGGCTCAGTCCGCCAATCATGTGGATTAAACCAAGGCCATAGAACCCAAACCCAGGTAGGAACTTGAAGTGAACGAAGTACTGGTTCTTCTTCCGGTTCTCGTCGTCTGGCTTATAGTTCCGTCGGATGCTTAGAACCGTCCCGTCGTCCTCGGACACCGTGACAACATACGGAAGTTTAATGCCCGTAGGCTCGCCGTCCTCTCCCATGTCCTCAAACCCTTCAAGGTCCAAGTCCACATGGCATTCCAGAAGGGTAACCTCACTGTCCAGACGACTGGGCTCAATGCCAGAAATCTCGTCCATCTCTTCCCTAAGACCGGAAGGATCAGACTGAGATGCTTCAACATCAACGTCAACGTAGAAACCCGCGACCTGTTTCTTGCGGAGTTCGTTCTCCGATATCTGTATTACATGCGTTACGTTCTCGGCAGTCTCAAGATCGGTGGCCGTATAAGGAACCACAAGCTGCTCTGCTGGCACAAATTTACTAACGGCGCGCCCTAGGAACTCGTCGTAATAGACCTTCTTAAAGGTTGAGCCTGCAAGCGGTAAGTAGAACAACATCTGATCGAACTCAGGAGTATACTCCTTCATTACAGACGTAATCTGGTAATTCATGTACGTGCGGACGCGCTCGGCCTGCGCCTCCACCTTGGGGTCGATTTTACCAAGTATTTGCGTGTTTACAGGTCCACCAGCGGGCAATAATTCCCCGAAAGCTTGTGCCTGGAACTGCGTTACAGCTTCCGCTAAAAGGGGGTGCGTTACGCCCGTGGCCCCACGAAAAGGCTCCGAACGCTCCTCATACTTAAATCCTAGAAGCTCTAAGCCCGTGCGGTATGTGTCGGCCCAGTCCTTGCGGCCATCTTTGTTGGCCTCGTACTGTTCCAGTAAGTCGGAGGATATGCGGGAAGACACGCGGTCCTCCACCTCTTCTGCAAGGTTGTCGTAGAAATCCCCCTCGCTAGTTCTACCCACAAACGGGTCGAAGTCCACTACAACAGAACCGTCATCCTCTAACTCTATATTCAACCCCGGAGTATCTGGAAACGCCTCGTCATCCAAGGATACCTCCGCACCCGGCCCTTCGTCTAACTCCACAGGGGGAATGCCATCACGGCGCTCTACAAGAGAGGCCGTGCCAAAATTGCTGCGAGGAAGAGGATTCCGGGCCATCTAGTAGCGCCTTAAAGATGCAAGGCCACCGTTTCTGTAACCACCGCCAATTGGGTCCCCGACGTTAGGCTGCGGAGACGGGGCCATCATTCCGGGTCGGTAAGAGGGGTCGTTTATGGGGGGTAGTCCTCCGGGTTGAGGGATATTACCCGCACCCATTTCCGAAGGGGGGGCCATCATTTGTTCCGGTGGAGGAGGGGCCATCATTTGGCCCGGTGGCATCATGCCTTGCTCCGTGGACGGCATACCCTGCTCATTTCCTAACAGACCCGAAAGAGCATTCGTAAGCTCCGCCATAGACATCTCTAAAAGAGGTCCTGGATCGGTCATACCTGTGATTTGCATAATTTCCTGGATGGCAGCCATCTTCATGTCTTCGTCGCCGACGGCCACACCAGGACTTCCGTTAGCGTAGCCAACAGGCCGGAAACCCATAGAGCCGCCGTCGCGCATACCCACAGATTGCTTGTACTGCTCCGCCGCTGCCATGCCTTCCGGCGTGTACGGAAATTCTCGACCCATTACATTAGGCATTGCTTCAATTCCTTTTTCGTGTTTACACGTTTGCTACAGTACTCGCATTTAGGGAAAGTGTAAAATACTTGTTTTACCTGCTTCAGAAACTTCGCGTGTATCTTGCACCAACATTCCAGCCGAGTGGTTGATCGGAGTCTTTATTAACAGAGCCCTGCGCCTCAAATCTTCCACCAAACCCGAAGGGGTCGTCTTTGTTATAATACGCCTCCAAAGACTTGTCCTGGCCTTCGCCCTGAACATCCCTGAGTAAACCCTCCAGGCCACCAGAGTCTACGCCATATCCTGCCCTGTATGTTGTTACATTAGGTGATTGGGACGTGGGCCGTGAGTCCTGGCTAATGTGCTGGGGACCCCGGTTTGTTTGGTACTGTCGGTTTATGTCACCTCTTACCGTACCCGGGCCCAATGGGAAGGAGCCCCCGGCACCAATTGTATCTGTTCTACGCTCTACATAGGGGTTGGTAAAAGACTGAGCCTCTCCGGAGGGTATAACGTCTTGCTTAGACAATTCCCGCTGCGCATAAAATCTCATTAGACCGGCCTCAAGGGACCCTCCAAAGGCCTTGGTTTGTAAGTCCTGATCAGGCTGTTGAGATTGGGAGTAGAAGGCTTGCACAGGACCCGCGCCGCCCTCAAACGTGTCTGTTGTTCTACGACCTTCCGGGCCTTCTTCAAGACGTTTGGAGTACCTTAAAATGTTTCTCACGGCCATCGAAAGGTCACCGGCCTTGTCACCGGCCTCGTTGACGGCGGCGAAAGCGGATACCTCTGGTAAATAACTATTTCTATCCGGGCTTGCACCAACTCCTACAGATGCTCCACTCTCGTTAAACGAACCACGGCCAGTGATGTCATAGTTGTTAGATGTAATACGGAGAAACTGTGTCACCGTTGAATCAGTTACGTCCGGCCTCTTGTCATCGTCCGCCATTCTAGGTCCTTTTCCGGGCTTTTTTCTTAGCGGCGGCAGAAGGAAGGTCGCCATAATGATACAAACGCTTGCTGCTCGCAGTGTGCGTCTTCCCGGAATGTAGTTTGCCGTCAGACATCTTGTGATACGCGCCCGGGTGCGGCGTACCGTCCTTGCGATAATGTTTCTGTGAAGCGCCCATTACTATATATAGCCCCCTCTAGGGTTGTCATACAAAGGTTTGTCCACGAAACCGCCTGCACTGCGTTCCACACCAAGCTCTTCTCTTGTGAACATTCCCGCCTCGTCTATCATTTTATAAGGCGGTAGTGCTCGCCGACCCTCCGGTTCCATGTTCCGGCGGGCCTGGGTCAGACGAGCCTCTGACTCACCTACCAGGGCGTGGTATAGTTCATAGGCGGTGAGACGTTTCCCGGTTTTCGGATTCTTAAACACCTTACCAAAGTAACGCCCAAATTCGGAGGGGCTTCCCCCCTGTTCAAACCCTTCTCTACTCTGGATAGCGTGCTGAAGTTCGTGTAGCGCAGTGCTTCGGAATTTTTCTGTCCCTGGGTCGCGGATACCCATAACGTTCAAACGGGGTTTATAATACCCTAGAGCATTTCGTGAGCCCGTAGTTGTGCTTTCCACTACCGTATCACCAATAGGGCGGTCTAAAAGGGGGTATTTCTCGCGCAAGGTTTTTGAAGGTGCATTGGGGACCTCTTCAGGGGGGAGACCCCGACGAAGAAGGTCCGATAACTCGCTTTTCTGCTTTAAGAGTGTCTCATACTGCTTTCTAAAATCCGGTTCTGTTAGGTCACCTCGTCCATACCTAACCTGAAGTTTTTTCACAGCCTCATTCAAGTTAGACAAATCCCTTATAACTTCCGATAAAGCCAGTCTGGTTCCCCCTCCAGAGTAAGCCTTATATAACTCGTTGTGCCTAAGAAGATCACTTATTTCAGGGCCTTGTCCTGTTCGGCCAGACCCTTCTTTTACGCGGCCAGTGGGCGTGAGAAAAGGTCGGAGTTCTTTAGGAAGGCTTTTCTTGGGGGGATCTTCAAAAGGATTGTCTATAGGCCCCGAGGAGTCCGGCTGTCCGACAGCCCTTGATGGACTGTCGTCAATTTCAAATTTCCACTTACCCATTGGCTTTCCTTGACGGTCCTGGAACCTAAACCAGCCCGTCTGATCCCAGATCTCGTCGCGAGAGTGGCCCTTGTTCTCCATCTTTTCGGCTTGGGCAAGCTTTGTGATATCGGCGGTATTTGCATTCCTTCCGGCAAACATGCCCGCAACCATGCCGGGGCCCTTTACAGGGAGAAGCGCACCCACAGCCATGCCCATACCCACCGGAAGTGATGGGTCCAAGGTAACCTCCCTTCCCTCTTCCGCGTCGTAGAAGGTGGCCCCTGGGCCGGGGTCCGCGATCATCTGAGCGCCAACATCCTGATAGTCTGAAAACATCTGACCAATGCCGGTCATCAGGGCGTCGGCGGCTTTTGCGCGGTACTTCCCGTCCGTAAAGAATTTTCCTGCAACGTCGTAGGCCTCTCGCGCACCCTGGACCACAGGCATGTATTCGATGCCGCGCTCCGGTTCCCCGTATTCACCAGGGGTAGTGGACTTGTAAACAGCGCCGTCGGCCTCCGTATAAGTCGTTTCCGGGGGCGTTATTACTTCCCGGCGCAAAGGCGTGAGGAGGTCTACCCCCTTAGTAAGAGCCGAGAGTATACCTTCGCCCGTCTCTTCCGGCGTTAGACCAAATTCGTATTGGGTTTCAGCCATCTTTGACGGCTCCTTGGCAGCTACTGTCCACGGTGCAAGTGCAGTCTACGCACTGATAACGGCCCTCTATTAACGTTTTGGGCTTGTCGCACCCGCAAACAGGACATATCAAACTGTCCGTAGCGCCGTCGCCTTCAAGGTTTTCAGCCATAGTAGCTCCGTGGATTCATGGCGACCTCCGAATCAACCCAGTCGTCGCTCGGAAGCTGTACAAAGTTGCCCTGGCGATACCGCATCAGAGCTTGCGTGGTGCTATCTACCAGATCGTCGTGGTCGCCGTTAGGGAAAGCCGCGCATTCGTCAATGACTTCGTCCGCCCAGCGTTCGTGCGGAGCCCATATCATGCCGCTTTCAAACATTGGAGACACCGCGTGTACCCTCGTTAGCTTATCGTTTCCCTTGCTCGGTGTAAAGTTTACAACAGGTATGCCCAGTTGTCTAAGTTCTTGTGTCAGTGGCGTCCCCGACGCCTTCGCCTCCACGATTACCGTCTCCGGCTCCCAGAAGTTGTACTGCTCCAAGGCCTGACTTTTAAGCTCCGGGAAATCCCAGCGCCCCTTCTTTGAATCCAGCAATATTAAATTAGCAGGGCCCTCCTGCTGGGGATAAAATACCCCCCACGTCGTTATTGCACTGTAATCCGCCGTTTCCTTGCGACTAAATGCCGTATCGTAGCTTTGAATTATGTATTCAAGCTGGGGTACCTCGTCCTCCTCCCAACGTTGCCACCACTCCTTCTTTATAATCGCACCCTCCGCAGAGGTCGGGTTTTGCTGCCACTGGGCGTTCCACTTTGCAACAGATAATGAGGCGCGGACACCCTCTAACTCAGCCTTGTCCCAGTATTCCGGCCAGCAAGCCTTTCCAGAAGGCATTAAAGCCGGGAACTCAATAACCTCCCACTTGTCCGCGTGCTCATCATAGCCCTGGGACTTGATTACCTTCTCCGTCAAATCGCGTAACGACCAACGGGTCATGACAATTACAATGGCACCTCCGGGCTGCAAACGTTGCCGGGGACCCGACGTGTACCACTCATACGCATGGTCCATTGCAGTATCGGAAAGCGCATCCTGCTCTGAATGTGGGTCGTCGATAATCAACAAGTCCGCTCCGCGACCGGTTATCGCACCGCCTACACCCGCAGCAAAGTACTCCCCACCATGGTTCGTGGACCACCGTCCCGCAGCCTTACTGTCCGACTGTAGGTCTACAGAATCAAATATATTTTGGTACTCGGTTGTTGCAATGAGATTCCGAACTTTACGGCCAAAGTTTACAGCTAGCTCCGCAGTGTGGGTGGTTTGGATTATTTTTGTTTTCGGCTCACGGCCAATGATCCACGAGGGGAACAGGTAGCTGGCAAACTCAGACTTCGTATGTCTGGGAGGCATATTAATTATTAGGCGCTTTATCTTTCCGCTAGCGATGTCTTCAAACTTCTTCGCAATCATCTTGTGATGCGCGCCTGCAATAAACTCAGGCCAAACCTTGCGCACATATTTGAGGAAATCTTCCCTGCATCCTTCCACCTCGGACATCTGCGCAAGGCGCAACTCAAGCTTAAGTCTTCTGTCTTCAACCTCTGGAGTCTCTGTGCGTAACATAGGGTCATCCTGTGCAATTGTTTCACGTGAAACATTGTTTGATATGGGACTTATTATAGCAAAAAATAAGCCCGTTAAGCCATATGATTTTTTCGGTAGTTATTTGAGAGAAACAAGGCCGGAGCCGCCGCCTCTCCCCCCACGGGCCAAAATTCTTGGAAAAATCTCGCTAACCCATTGAAAACGCTCACCTAATTGGGCTCTGGGACCCTTTAGACTTGTTGCGAGTGCTTCTTATTATCGTTCTAGGAACGTCCTAAAAGCGGCGCGAAACAGTGCGCCAGGACAACGGCGCGACGCCCTGGTGATCGACGCCCTGGTGATCGACGCCCTGGTGATCGACGCCCTGGTGATCGACGCCCTGGTGATCGACGCCCTGGTGATCGACGCCCTGGTGATCGACGCCCT